ATTTAGAAGGATTTACATCAGAAATAAAAAAAATAATAATTAAGTATGGGGAAAATAGCATTTGATAAGTACTATACTCCACCAACGGTAGCTAGATGGTGCATTGAAAAGACAAAAGAGATTATAGGTGAAGAGAATATAACAGAATGGATAGAACCAAGTGCAGGTTGCGGAATGTTCAGTCATCAAATACCTGGTTGTAGAGCATACGATTTGTATCCACAACACGAGTTTATAGAACAGAGTGATTTTCTAAAACTTGATCTTGGTGGGTATAAGAAAGGTAGATGTTTTATTGGTAACCCACCTTTTGGTGGATCCGCTGGAAAGATATTAAAAAACTTTTATGATAAATGTTGCGAAGATGGTGATTATATCGCTTTTATTCAACCAGCTCAATATTATAATAACTATAAGAAGTTTTACAAGTTTGAAATTGTATATTCTTGTTTATTAAAGACTGAATATACTAATAGAAACTTATGGACATCATTTACCATCTATAAAAGAAACCACGATAAAAACGATTTTAGAGATAAAATAGTTAAAACCGAAATAAAGGATATAACATTTATTAAGATTTCTAGAAGTAATAATAAAAAACATAAACATAATACAAATATAGATTATGACTATTGCTTTTCTTCTTTTGGGACACTCTTTTTAGAAAAAAAACCATATGAGACAGCTGGTCAGATTGCTATAAAGATAAATAGACCAGAATTAAAAGATAAAATAATTACTTTTTTAAAATGGTTGAGATATTTAGATAAAGAAACAGAAATAATGAGTAGAAAATGTGTTGGTTCTAAAAATGTTGATATAGAAGATCTAAAAAGGTTAATAAAAATATGTATACCTGAAATAAAATAATAATAATAATATGAAACACGATACAGAAAATAATAAGAAAAAGATTATTGACGCTCTCGAAAGGAGCCTTGGAATAGTTACACCAGCTTGTAAAGAGGTTGGTATATCAAGGGATAGATTTTATCACTGGTATAATAATGACCCTGAATTTAAGAGAAGGGTTGATGATATAAATGAGATTACCTTAGACTTTGTTGAGAACCAATTATTAAAGGCTATAAAGAACGGTGATATGAAGGGTATCACATTCTATATGAGATATAAAGCAAAGAGAAGAGGTTATGTTGAGACGATTGATATAACTAGTAATGGTAAGCAGTTTGAGCAGCCATTATTTGGACCAATAAAATCAAGTGAAGAAGATGTTTCAAAGGACGACAGCAATAGACAAGATCCTAAAACTGAATAAAAGATATAGGGTTATTCAGGGGGGGACAAGTGCCGGGAAAACTTATTCAATTATAGCAATTTTGATTAATGAGGCGATAATAAAGCCTGGTAAATTAATTGAGGTTGTTAGTATGACCTATGACCATCTATCAACTGGTGCTATAACTGACTTTAAGAATATAATGATGTCGACTAATAGATGGGTCGATAGGTTTTGGAATGAGACGAAGCATATATATACTTTTTCTAATAAGTCAAAAATTAGGTTTAGGGCTCTTGATAATGAAGGTAAGGCGAGAGGACCTAGAAGGGATATATTATATGTCAATGAGAGTAATTTTATATCATATGATATATTTGATCAATTATCAACCAGAACGAATGACTATATTTATTTAGATTTTAATCCATCAAATAGATTTTGGGCACACGATAAAATACTTATAAGACCAGATGCCGACTTTTTGAAATTAACTTATATGGATAATGAGGCTCTGAATAAAGATATAATAAAGGAGTTTGAAATAAAAAGAGAACAGGCAAAGACTAATAAGTTTCTTGATAATTGGTGTCGAGTTTATTTAGATGGTGAAATAGGTAGAATAGAAGGTGTTGTTTTTGATAATTGGAGTGAGGTAGATATTATACCAAGTGATGCTCGCTTACTAGGTTATGGTATGGATTTCGGATATAACCCCGATCCAACAACATTAATATCTATATATGAATATAATAATGATATTTATTTAAATCAAGAAATATATGAGAATAGTATGTTAAATAGTGAATTGATAGATGAGATGATTAGGTTAAATATAAGAAGGGATTTACCAATTATAGCTGATTATGCTGATGGTAAATCCATAGAGGAGATAAGAAGGTCTGGTTGGATGATTGAGAAATGTGAGAAGGGAGCTGATAGCATAAAGTTTGGAATACAAATGATGCAAGAGAGAAATATATTTATCACTATATCATCTGTTGAATTAATAGAGGAATTTACGAAATATAGTTGGAAAAAAGATAGGGGTACCCTAACACAAGAACCAATTGATAAGTATAATCACGGTATAGATGCGGTTAGATATTTCTTTATTAAGAAATTAAGAAAGATAGTTGATGGCTTCTATAAGGTTTATGGTGCTAGACCAACTATAAATAATATAGGAAGGAGATGATTAAATATAAGTTAGATAATGGTATAGAGATAGACGTACCTGAATGTGTTGATGATTTGAAATTAGATACATACTTAACCATAATACAATATATTGGAGAGGGTCTATTTGATAGGATGGATAGGATTGATGCTTCTTTTTTTCTATTAAAGCAATATATAGATTATCCTTTGGATGAGATATCTTTGAGGGAATATAATGATTTAATAGAAATAGTTGGTAAAATAGATCTTATGAATATTGAGTTAAAAAACATAAATAAAGTTTTAAATATAAATGGTGTTGATTATACAATCAAAAACTCTTTTGATGAATTAACCTTTGGTGAGGTCTTTGTGATAAAGCAGATGATTATTACGATGAAAGAGTGGGAGTATATACCACTTATATTATCAGTTTTATTAAGACCTTCAAAGAAAGTTAAATTAGATGAGTTTAATATATACAGATACGATCTTGTTGATTTTAATATGGATGATATACAATATAGATCTAAATTAATAATTGATAGGAAAGTTGGTGAGGTTTTATGGATAATAAAATCATATTTAGAATGGGAGGTTAATATATCAAAAAGATTTGAAAACTTATATAATAGGAAGGAATTATCAGAAAAAGTTAATGGCCCTCAAACAATTAAGATACATCCTAAATGGGGTATGATAGGAATGTTAGAGGCTTTAACTGGTGGTGATATAAGTAAGAATGATATAGTTTCTAAAATAAATTATATTGAGTGTTTAACTATATTATCATTTAGAGATATTCAAGATGATTACTATAATAAAATAAATAAAAATAAATAATGGTTTCTAACTCACATACATTAAATAAGATTATATCAATTGTTAATAATATAATTACAAGACATAGGATGGTTAAGGAATTTGGATTTGGTAGAAGATCCGACCTTGATAATAATACAAGACAATATCCTTTATGTTGGATGGAAGTACCAACAGGAGTTTTAAGAGATAATGGAATATCCTATGTTAATGAGGAAGTTTCTTTTAGGTTATCTGTTGTTGATAGAATAAATAAGGGTGATAATAATTATCAAGAGTTACTAAGTGATACATATTTTATATTATCAACAATAATAAATGAATTAAAGAGGAGAAAATACTATAAAGATATATCCGTTAATATAACTGGAGATGTTACACTAGATCCGATTATTCAGGCTGGTGTTGAGGATATAAATGGATATGGTTGTGATATAACTATAAAGCTAATTAATAGATATACACCTTGTAACATACCTATTGATCCAATACTTGGATATACTTATAGTTTTACAGGACAAGGCACATCAACATATCAAATTACTTATTTTGGACCGACAGGAGCAACAGGTGCGACTGGACCTGCTGGTGTTAATGGAGCAACAGGTGCGACTGGACCTCAAGGACCTATGGGACCAACAGGTTCATTTGATCCGAATGTGTGTAATCTTATGATAAGCACTCAGGGGTTACAGACTTGTGGTTATAGCGCGTATATTACAATTGATAATACTCAGACTTTGGGTATAGATATGAATGGTGGTTCTATAATAAATGTTGCGACAGGATCAAACCCAATGGATGCTGTGAATGTGGGTCAACTTAATTTAGTTTCTGGATTATCTAACACACTATCAATTAATAACAATTCTGGTACATATTCTATCATAATGGGAACTGGAACAAATATAAGAAGTTCAAATGGTGGTGGGCAATTGGAATTGGATGGAGCATCTACTGCTGGATCTGTATATTTAACAAATGATAATGGTGTTTTCGGTAAGTCATATTTATCTTTTGATGAGAATATATTTGGATATAATAACTATTTATCATTAATTGCGAATGATACATCAACAAATACAACTACGGCTAGATTATTAGCTGGTATATATTCAAATGATGTAGTAGCATTCAAATCATATATTGATATGACATCCACATATGCTTCATTAAATTATAAAACAAGTAATATATCAGTTAGTAATGGATTAATAACAGCGAATGTTGGACTATCAATGAGTAATAATAAGATTACCAATCTAGCAACTGGATCAAATAACTTAGATGCGGTAAATGTGGGACAATTAGCTGCAGCGACAGCATCTTTAATATCATCATTAACTGGATCATTTGTACCATATACAGGTGCTGTGACAAATGTCAATTTGGGTAATTATAATATAACTGGAGCAACTGGGACATTCACAGAAATAAAAGTGAATGGTAATATAGTAAATCCTATATACTCGGGTACTATATCAACTGCGACATATTCGATCAATTGTGGATCATCAAATATTATATCATTAACAACCGCGACAACATCTAAACTATATTATACTGGCGCTCAACAAGGTCAATATAAGTTTATTATAAATAATAGCGGTTCATATTCAATAACACTAGCAACATCATCTGGTTGGTACACCAATCTCGGGGCACAACCAAATATAACAGGATTAACCTATATTGATGCTGTATATGATGGTAGTAGAATGATTATTAATGAATTAGAGAGTATGAAACAAATTTAAAACAAGTAAAAAATGAATAAGCAGTTTAAATGCCTAAACACAAGCACATAATTCAATCTGGACTGATCCTTAATTATGATTGTGGAAATGTCAGAAGTATGAAATCTGGCAACACCACAATTTATGATATTGTAAATGGCTATAATGGTTCAATAATTGGTGGTGCAGCCTATAACACAGCAAATGGTGGTTGTCTCATATTTGATGGTGTTAATGATTACATCAATAGTGGAAATGTATCTGTTTTAGGATTAACGAATGGCGGAACAATTTCCATTTGGGTTTATATTCCAAGTCCGTTTGTTGGGGATGATTATCCGAATATTATAAGCAAAGGTGGGTCAGCAGGATGGGACACAAATGGATGGTCAATCTATTATTTTAAAAGTGCAGCATATAATCCAGGTGTATCAATTAGGAATTGGGCAAATTTGGCTAACTTACAATTCCCACCAAGAACGGCAAATAAATTTGTAAACTACACATCTACATTTGGTGATGGCTATCTTAAATATTATGTTGATGGCGTTTTAAAAGCACAAGTTGCTGTGGCTGTTAATCCAGCATCAAATTCAGACCCTGTTACAATTATGAGAGGACCAACAGGATATTATCTGGGTGGTCGTGTTTCACAAGCTATGATATATAATAGAACTTTAACAGCAACAGAAGTTCTTTATAACTACAACGCTACAAAATATAGATATAGAATATGAGCCTATTAAACAACCCAATACCAAACACAGCGATAACATATAATCTATTAAATGAGCTAGATGGAGCAACCAAAGTATATGTAGATTATTGGATTCAATATATGTCTAATACAACAATGTAATGGTTTTTCAAAAAACTCACCTATGATAACCAAAGAGCCTATGTTTGGAAAATTAACAGCCGATCCAATGATTGTAAGATAAAAAAAACATATTCTTATGAAAGAAATATTAGAAATAGAAGGACAGAAGATAGTTGATTATATAAAATATAGATTGAGACAAGAGGATAAAATATCCTCAGGTGATTTATATAACTCTATTAGATATGAGGTTAAAGAGGATAGTGAAGGAAATTGGAGTTTAACAATACTATCACTGGATTACCTTAAATATGTTGATGAGGGTAGAAGACCCGGCTCAACACCACCAATAGATAAAATAAAGCTTTGGATTAAGGATAAAGGAATAAATTGGACTAATCCTAATGACTCTTTCGCTAGTTTAGATCAAAAAGCTTTTGTTATATCAAGGTCTATAAAGGAGAAGGGTATAAAGCCAACCAATATATTAAAATCTGTTTCTAATAAAGTTTCAAGTGAATTACTCAATAAGGTTAAAGAGGGGACAATAGAAAAGTTAAATAAAGATATAGCTGATATAATAAAAAATAATTTTAATAATAAATAATGCCATCAATATCAATAATACAAAATCCAGGGACATATTCACCAACAATTGGTAATTATTCTAAGGTATGGTCGATATTAAATAGTACTAGTTCGACTCAATCAAATTGGAAATATATATATAATTTGAAGGTCGTTAATCAGACAACAAATGCTACCTCATCCATCGGTGAGTTTATATCACCACCACAACCTGTTACTGGATATGGAAGGGTTTCTTTTAATGAGATACTAAATACTCAAATGACATATAATATACAACCTTTTATAGCGACTGGATCTAAGGCTGAGGAAAGTATAGTTAAATACTTTTTCAACACTGGTTTTCAATACGATATTAACGCTGACTTTGTTGATATAACAAATTATTTCGGACCAAATGCTTTTATCGCTATAAATACATTTACACCTTATGATATACAATCTGGTGATATATTAACTATTGAATTAAATAATCAATCCGTTAATCCACAATATAATGGTAATGCTACGGTTTTATCGGTTACCAATATATTCGGATGGCAATATATAGAGATTAATAAATTATTTGTAGCGGCTAGCATCGCTGAGGTTGGGACTATTAAAAGGATTAAGAGACCAGTTTCAGGTACATCATCTATATACTATGCTTATAATGGCTCTAGACAATATAATGAGGTTAATAATAATTTTAGCAATACTCACGTTTTCTATAATAATAATAATATGGTTAGAGCGCTTACAAATTATAAAACAGGTCTAACCTCATCAACACCTGTTGTTGGTACAGGATCAATATCAAATACTAAAAAGATTAAGAGAAATCAATATGAGACATTATCACTTATGTTTGATAATCCAACATATTTTAATATAATATATGATACTTATGATGTTAATAAAACAAAGTTAAATACTTATACATATTCAGCATCTTCTATATGTCAAGGTGATTATAGGAGATATGATATACCGGTTGGTACAACAGGATCTAATTATATAACAAATTGGAATAATGCTAAATATTATTCAGTTAGAGTTGATAGAGTTATTGGTGATGAGCCGCCTTTCACTTATAGAAATAAGATGATTAAATATTATGAGATCGATGATAGCTGTGATAAAGGTTGGGAGAATTATAGAATAGCGTTTAAGAATAGACACGGTGGTTTTGATTATTGGAATTTTAATCTAAAATCAACAAATAATTTAAATGTTGAGACGACTGAATATTCAAGAAATCTTGATTGGGATTATAGTATAGGTGATAGAGAAGATACGACTTTGAGTGTTAAAGCAAACGAGAGTTATACGGTTAATACAGACTTTATAGATAAATATGATTATTTATTCTTAAAGGAATTAATTACAACAAGAGAAGCTTATTTAATAGATGAGGTTAATATGTTATACTATCCTATAATAGGTACAACAAAAGAGCTTGTTGTTGATAATGATATCGAGAATACTTGGTACTCACTATCATATACGTTTAGAATGGCTTACTACCTTTCAACATAATAAAATAATTTAATATGACAAATAATTTAGAAATAATCGTTGAGATTAACGGTGTTAAGTGGAGCCTTGATCTTAATGGTGTTGAGGATGTACCTTTGAACTTATCTTTAGATGATATAACAGATATATCATCTGTTGATGGATCTTGGTCTAAATCAATAGTTATACCTGCCTCGGATCATAACCTTAACGTATATAATATGTGGTTAGATCCGAATATATCATCAAAATATGATGTTAAGAGTTTAAGTAGGGCTTATATTATATCTAACTCGGTTTTACAATTAGAGGGTAACTTTACAATAAAAGAAAGTTTTCATAATTATTTTGATGGTAAAAAAACATTAACAATTAACGTATATGGTGATAGTGTTGATTTATGGAGTTTAATAGGTGATAAGGAGTTAGATACTTTAGATTTATCAGAATATAATCACGTATATAATTATACATCATTATATAGGGCTTGGGCCGCTACATCATCTTATTTATTAGGATTTGATTATCCATTAATCGATAATGGACAGGATTGGAATTATAGTGATTTATTACAATTGAATGCGACAACAACAGAGGATTTTATACCTTGGATATACGTTAGACCTATATTTGATAAGATACTATTAGAGGAGGGGTATTCTTGGACAAGCTCATCATTAACTCAATCAACACCATTTGATGAGTTAATTATTAATAATGGTACGGGTGAGGTAAAGCATAATGAGGATTACCTAAATAATAGAGTGTTTAGAGTTGGTGTTGGATCTTTTCAGAATATATTAAATCCAACAGCTTATAATTATCCACAATATAATAATGTTAATTTTCAATTTAACTTAAATCAACAACCAACTGGATGGTTACCTCAATACTTAAATCAGGTAACATCTTTGATACAATTTAATAATGAGACAGCACCAAATGGCGATCCAAATAATTTTTGGAATAGCTCAACATATCAATATGTTAATAATACAGCCTATCCTATAACTCAAAGATTTTATTTTAACTTTGAGATAGACCAGAGGAGATTATGGCCTATGACATTAAATAATAATAGTTTATGTTGGCCTAGATTAACTTTAAGAGTGAATGGTGTGGCTGTGCAAACAGCTGAGAATTATAATGCTCACTTATCATTACCTGTTACAGAAATGATAGATATATGGACGGTTACAAATCAACAGCCTTATGGTGGTTCAAGTGGATATGAGAAATATGTTGGATCCTTTAACACACCTTTAATGACATTACAACCGGGTGATGTTGTTACGATGGAATATACATATGTTGTTGGTGGTAATATTTTTCCATCTATACCAGCTGGAAATGTTTTAGCTGTTATTAAAGAAAGCTCTATCGTTTGGAATAAAGTTGATAATATAGTAAGACCTAATGAATTAATGGTTTTATCAAATGCTTTACCTAAAAAGTTTAAGAGAAGGGACTTCTTAATGAGTATAATTAAAATGTTTAACTTGATTATACAATTAGATAAGACTGATAATAAAAAACTATTAATAGAGGTAAGTGATAATTATTATGATATTGGTGAGATTGAGGATTGGACTAGTAAGATAGATAAGTTAAAAGGTTATATACAAATACCTCTTGGTGATACTCAAAATAGACAAGTTAAATTTAAGTATAAAGATGATAAGGATTTCTTTAACTCTGATTATACACAGATTGAAAAGAAATCTTATGGTGAATTTACATATGATAGTGGTAATAATAATGTTAAAGGTGTAAAAACCAATGAGGTTTATTTTTCACCAACACCGATAGTTTCTATACCTCAATCACCAGCTATTGGCACAACAGCATCACCAGCTATGGTTATACCAAAAATCGTTGTTAAAGACAATGGCATATTTAAGAAGGCTCAGTCAAACGTTAGAATATTAATTAGAAAACCAAGGGTTCCTTGTGTTGAAGGCTGGTACTTTGGATACTCATATAATCAAAATTGGTATCCTTATGCTGGTCATATTGACAACCCGATGGATCCAACTGAGGATATTAACTTTGGACAAAATGAGGGATATTATTATCCTCAACAAGCAGCGACTAATAATACCTTAGTTAATAAATATTGGATAAGAACACTTAAAGAGCTATATGATAAAGATAGTAGAATGTTAAGATGTCATATTAATCTTAATGAGGTTGATATATATAATTTTAGATTTAATAAAAAGATAATTTTAGATTTAGGAACAGGGCCTCAATATTGGAGAGTTAATAAAATTATTGATTATAACCCAATAAATAATTTACCAACCGAGGTTGAGTTTATTAAATTATCAGATGTTGTTGTACCTATAAGAACTCAAACAAGAAGGCAATTACAAGCACCATCAGGATATTCTATACAAATTGGAATAGGTGGGGTTGGTGAAAGCTTTTCACCCATATCAACAAGTTTAGTTTCATCTGGATCAGGAGTTGTTTATGGTGAAGGATCTAACTTCTTTGGATCAAATGTTTTATTGATTGGAGATGATAGCTCATCTGTTGGTAATGGAAATGTTGTTATTGGTGATGGATCAGAAGCGTCATCATCCAAGGTTTTCATTTCAGGTGATGATAATAAAGTTTATGATAATTCAAATGGATCTAAAATTATTGGTGATGGTAATGAGGTTAATAATTTTAGTGAAAATGTTAAAATTATTGGTGATGGTAATAAGATTAACGGTAATAGCTCAGATGTTATTATAATTGGTAATAATCTAAATGTTGATGAGGGAAATAAAATATATATATCAGGTCCATTAGTAAATAATATAAATGAATATGAAGCTGGTGAGGATGAGATACTTGATGAATTTTCAGATGATATAATTATGGAATGGGATGCTGGTGAGGATGAGATAAGGGGGTATTCTTCTTTATCAATTATTATGGAATTGGATGCTGGTGAGGATAGTATATTATAAAAACATAAAATATAAAAAAAATATATAGGATACAATTATGAGTAATATAAATAGAGGTAAAGCGAGATTAAGACATCATAGTATATCAACAGGGTCATACTCAATACCGTTACAAGAAGATTTTACAATAAAGGGGACAACGGTTTCTTGGAACCCTAATGGATCTAATTTAAGAGATAGAGAGATTGGATTTATTAAGAGTGGTACATATAGTGGTGCTTGGTATAGATTAGATAATAATTTATATCAAATAGCAACGGTTAGTAATGTAACGCCTGGATCACAAAACCTATCACAAACATTAAATATTGGGAATGATAGTGGTGTTTATAATATAATGATGGGTACCGGTACAGGTATAGTAACATCAAATGGTGGTGCTGGTTTATTTTTGGATACATACAGCATAAATAATAGCATATTGATATCAACAGATGGTCTTACCAGTGCTCAGAGTTTTATTGATATGACACCAACATCTGTTCAAATAGCAACAACAAATAGAATTTCATTGGAGGCACCAACCGTAAGCATTCTTGGATCCGCAAATACATATACAAATGGACTTTGGGTACACGAAACAAAAGAGTTACAATTAACATCAGCAACCGTACAGGATATAGCGACTTATAGCTTATCCAATAATCAAATGATGACAATTAGATTAGTGGGTAATGCTATATGTACATCACCTAATAGAACAAGAGGTGAAAATATGTTCGCTGTTTTTGAAAAATACGGTGGTACCATATATCAGGTTTCAACGACAGACACATCAGCTAAGGATACGTTTGGTGATGGTACTGAATTTACAATAGATACCGATGGATCACTTATTAGAATAAGAGCAACAAATGGTGGTGGTCTAACAACAAATTTTGTTGTTAGATATGATTACATAATAACATAGTAACATAAAATTAATAAATTAAAATATGAAAATAGTTAATGATATAATAAATAATTTCACAATATCTAGCAATAGATACGGGAAAGCTACCTTAAATTCAGGTAGTGTTACGGTGAGTAGCTCAATTGTTACATCAAACTCGATTATAATCGTTTCTTATGCGTCATCACCTGATTCACCAACAAGTGGATTATATGTTGGTGCTATATCACCTGGGACAAGTTTTAAAATATTTGATGATAGTGGTGTTTCCGCATATGTAAATTGGTTTATAGTTAAAATATAATATTATATGTCTGAGCAAATTAATATAGATATTAAAATACAATCAGCAGATGCTGCTGAGAGTATAGGTCAAATGAATAAGGCCTTAAAAGACCTTAAATCAGCTCAAGAGAGTGTGGATAGGTCTTCACCTGATTTTAAAAAATTGGCAGATGCTATAAATAAAACAGAGGGTAGAATTGGTGATCTTAACGATAGTTTTAAGACATTAACTGGATCTGGCGTTGAGAGATTTAGAGCATCTTTAGGATTAGCTGGTGAGGGTTTAAGGAATCTTGATTGGGATAAGTTTAAGATTGGTATAAAAGGAGCAACACAAGCCTTTGGTGGATTAAAAGCAGCATTAAGTGCTTTGGGTATAGGTTTAATAGTTTCAGCTGTTACTTATTTAATTGAAAACTTTGAAGAGTTAAAAAACTCATCAGGTCTATTAGGCACCGCAATAAGAGCGATTGGTGATATAATAACATCCTTGATAGATGGCTTTTATAAATTAACCGATGCTATTGGATTAACAAATCACGCTATTGAAAAACAATCTGAATTAGCAATTGAGAAGGCTAAGGAGACCGAAGTGGTTGTAAATGAAAGATATGATAAAGAAATAAAATTAGCTGAGGCTGCTGGTAAATCAACACTTGATATTGAAAAAGAAAAATCAAGAGCTGTTTTAGCAACATTAAAAACTCAAGTTGATGCTATTATAGCAGTCGCTAAGGCAAATGGATCTTATAGTGATGATCAGTTAAAACAATTAAAAGATTTAACAAAACAAGCAAATGACATAAGGACAAATCTATTAGTTTCTGAAATTAAAGATAATAAAAAGAAAAATGATGCTAAAAAGAAGGCTTCTGATGATGCTAGAAAATCAGCAGAGGAGAATGCTAAAAGTGGCCTTGACGATTTAAAGAAAAGAAATGAGTTAGAGTTAATTGGTGTTGATCAAACATCAATTGAATACTTAAACATTAAGAAAAGACAATTTGAGGAGGAGGAAAAATACTTAAATGATAATAAAGAAAAATTAAAGTTATCACAATTAGATATACAATTACAAACAGCAAAACACGGTGAAGAATTAACTAAAATAAATAAATCTATACAAGATAAGGCTATTAAAGATTATGAGGATAGTGAGAATAAGAGAAAAGAGACACAAGCAAATAATGATAGTGTTGAAGCAAAAGCATTAAAAGACTTTAAATCTAGGCAAAAAATGAAACTAGAAAATAAATTGGAGTATGATGCTCTTACCTTAGAACAACAACAATCTACATTAATGAGTTTGATGGAGTTGGAATTATCTAATGCCGAATTAACAGAAGAAGAAAAGCTTAAGATAAGACAGACATATTCAGATAAGATAAAGGATCTAGAAATACAAAATGCGAATGCTTATTTAAGTGTTGCGTCAAACCTTAATAATAGTCTAACATCTCTATCAGATACATATTTTGCTATACAAGAGGCAAATACAAATAAATCTAGTGAGAATTATGAGAAGAATGCTAAAAAGCAATTTCAGATTAATAAAGCACTTTCTATATCATCTACGATAATAAGTGGAATACAAGGTGTAGTTAATGCTCTTTCTGCTAAGTCTGCTCTGCCTGAACCAGCGGCAACGGCTTTTAGAATATCGAATGCAGCATCAATTGGTTTAGCAACAGCAGCGAATGTAGCAAAGATAGCAGCAACTCAATATGAATCTAAAAATGCTGGTGCATCAACACCATCAACACCATCTGCTTCTTCTGGATCGGCGGTATCAAGTGGGACAGCACAATCAGCAACATTTAATGCCCCTCAGTTTTTCGGAATAGGTCAAACAAGATTATCATCTGGTGGTACTCAAGATATGAGACCTGTTGTTAGTGTTGAGGAGATTAATAGGGTTCAAAGAAATGTTGATGTATATGAGACAAGATCAAAAGAAAAACTATAATATAAATATGAAAAAGAATTTAGAAGATATACCGATAATAAGATACACTTATGATGAGGATGACGATGAGACATTCAGAATGGTGGCTTATACAGCAAATCCAGCAATATTATCAAAAGGATACATATTTAATGATACAGAAAAGGATGATATGAGAAGTAAGTGCTTCAGTGATGATGAGAAGCAAGAGATCATAGCGCCTCTAATTATACCTGATGTTGAGATGAACCCTAGGATGGATTGGATTGAAATTGATGGTAAGGTACAAAGGATTTTACACAGACCTATATTTACAAATGAGGATATAGATGTTATGTATAGAGCTTTTATGAGAAAATTATCAACGACTTATGTTTTTAATTTAGAGCATAGAGGTGATAAGCTTAACTCTTACTTTTTTGAAATATGGAGAAAGGAATTTGAGAGTGATGATAAATCCAACAAATATGGATTAAAGCATCCAGTAGGTACCGTTTATATGAAGGCTTATATAGCTGATAAAGAATTATATAATAAGTTAAAATCATTAGGTGCTAGTGGATTTTCTATTGAGGGTTTATTAGCAACAAAACCATACAAATCATTCAGTGATGATGTTGATATTGTTGTAGATATGATTAACTCGTTAAATGAAAAGCAATTTTCTAATCTTTTAGATATGTTAAAAAAACATATAGAAGGTTAAGAATATATATATCGTAAAAGAATAAAAAAAATAAATTATTTAATGAAAGATAATTTTAAAAGATTAACTGATTTTATTAAGCAATTCGCTGATAATGAAGTAGCACCTGAGAAGGTTGATGTTTTGTTAGAAGGAGATGCTATTATGACGGTTGATAAATTGGAAAAAGATGGTGTAGCTATGATTGGAACAGATCTAGTAAATCCAGGTGAGTATAAAACTCAAGACGGTAAAATTATTGTTGTTGGAGACAACGGTAAAATTACAGAAGTTAAAGAGGGGGGACAAGTTGAAGAACCAGAGGCTGAAATCGAAATCGAAATGTCATCTGATCAAACTGAAATGGAAAAAGAATTATCAGTTGGATCAACATTAACAGGTGAGGTTAAATTAGCTGACGGCACTATGGTAAAGTTAATTGATGGTAAGATAGATGAAATTGTTAAAGAGGAAGAAAAACTAGTTGAGGAAGAAGAAGTTAAAGTAGAAGAGAATACTGAGATGAAGGAGTTTAACGATAGACTTGAAATACTAGAAGAAGCTTTATTTAAGTTTTTTGACGCCAACAAAAAAGATATGGAATTGGTTAGAGCTGAGATAAAGAAGTTTAGCGAGCAGCCAGCACCATCAATCATTAACCAAATAACTAATGATGAGGTTAAGGAAAAAAGATTTATGGGTACTTATAGATACGGAAAATAATATACGAAAGTATAAAAAAATTAAAATAAAAAAATGAAAAAAAATAGAGAATTTAAAAATCAAGAATTGATCGTAAGCTCATTCAAGCCTGAGGCTGGTGTTTATGCGTTTTCAGAAGATTTAACATCTTTAAATAAAATTATTAAATATGAATACGACCAATTAATTGGTGACTTTAACTACAAATCACCATTTTTAAGCAAGGTTGATTTTGTTGAGACAAGATCAATCAGAACAGATTTCGCTGTAATCGCTGTTGATACTAACTTTGATGATGGTGGATGTAATCCTTTATCAACAACTGCTTCAATCAAAAGTGTTGAGGTTACAAATTGTAAATTTGGTAAGAAGTTACCTTTATGCGTACCTTCTATTAAAGAAGCATTTGACGATGCTACTGGTACAAGAGTTTTCACTCAAGCAATGGATGAATTATGGAATGTTGTTTATAAAGAAAGAGAAAAAAGAGCTATCTTAGGTAATGGTGGATCTTGTGTTGGAGCAATCGCTTCAGCAACAGCTTCTGGAATTACTATATCTGGTACTTCATCTTTCGCAGTTTCTACATCAGTTTCTAACGGTATATTAGGTACATTAAAAGCTATGACTGATGCTATGAATAACAACGAACCAGCTTGGATCCAATTACAAACAGCAGGTTTCAGTAACTTAGCAGCTTCATTATTTAACTTGAACTTATATCACGTTAATCCTTATGATGTTGTTGAGAGTGAAGGTGGTTTCGCTCTACCTTGGGCACCTCACGTTAGAGTATATCCTTCTATGGGTGGTGATAGCTTCAGTAAAAATGGCTTCACTAAGTATGCTCTATTACACTATGATGCTAAATATACTAAGGCTGTAGGTTTCGTTGATACTTATGCTAATGGATATGATTTATCAAATAGAACTCATATCTTAGATACCGTTATTGGCATCGGTGTTAATTTCGCTGTACCAACAACTTTACAGAGACCAATTGTAGCTCTAGGAGTTTAATAATTAAAAATTAAAAGGGTGGGTAGTTTAACTCACCCTTTATATAAAAAACAATAAATAAAAATATGTCATTAAGTATATTTTGTGGATTAACAAGTTCATTCGCTTATAATGATTGTGATAAGTTTGCTGGTGGTTTAGTAAAAATCGCAGCTAGTGCTTATTCAAGCTCATTATCACCAGTATGGACTTACGGTGCTTATAACATTATTACAGGTGCTACAGGTGTTTCAACCTTCTATAATATAGATCAAACATCAAGAATTGAATTTACTAACTGGGTATGGACACCAGACGATACAACAAATAGAGGTGCTATGGGTACTTTAGTTTGTACTTTCTTCGTATATGGTGTTGATGCTGAGAATATAGCAAAAGTTGAAGGTATGAATAACTCACTATTTAGAGTGATTATAGGTGACCAAAATGGTAAACACTTCTTAATCGGTCACAACTCACCAGCAATTTGTAAAATAACTAACGCCGGATCTGGAGCAGCAGGAGCTGATATACCAGGTTTTGAAATGACTTTCACCGTTAAAACTAAAAACATCATTTTTGAAATGAGTGAAGGTTTAGCATTATCATTAATTACTAACTAATTAGGTTAATAATAAAAAAAATTAATAAAGCCGTACATACATATATATTGTATGGCGGCTTTTTTTTATTTATATGAAATTTAAAAAAGAATACCTAGATAAAAGATTATTCTTATTGGGTAAAATAAGAGAAGTTAGATTTATAGAATTGGAATTATACCCGATTATATATAAAGAGCATCCATATCTATTTGAGGTGGAAAATAAAAAGAAAGGTAAGTAATGATATATATAGATCCTAATACATCATCAAATGTTACCGTAACCCTTAGAGAAAAAGCAAATGGTCTAAATCCATATTATACTTGGGTTTTAATAGATAAGGAAAGTAAATTAACATATACATATTCGGCTGATAATTTTTCTAACTCACCTTATTTTGATAGCTTCACTTTTACTAATGGTGTTGGATCACCAACAGCTGGGTATATACCTTTAAGTGGTGGTGAATATGAATATGAAGTTTATGAAAAAACACTACAATATGATTTAAATATAAGTGTAAATGATAATCTTGTTGAGAGAGGTATATTAATAATAGGTAATACATACTCAAATATTCAACAATATACACAATCTACTTATCAAGAAGTCTATGTGTATAGAAAATTTTAATTAAGAAATGGGAATAGGTAAGACAATAAAAGAATTTACAAGTAAGATATTCAGCGTACCTTACGGTACAACATCACAAATTATACAAAATCCATATTATACAGAAAGATATAACTTTCAAAAATGGGTTGAATTGGGAATACCATCAGACCAAACTGGTGGATTTAGAAATGCTTACTATGATTATTTAATATCATTATATTCAAGATCTATAACTCACGCAAAACTAATTGATATAAAATCAGATATGACTTATGGCGGTGGATTTGAAAATATACCTAATGAGTTAAAATATCTAAATAAGATTTTAAAATCACAAACACACGATTTAAATTTATTAGGATCTGTTTCATTAAAGATAACTTGGGATAGAAAATCATTAATAGATCCAACATATGCTAAGCCAGCAAAAATAGAATATATACCAACAAAGAATATTAGAATTGGTAATCCTTTTAATGAGAAAACTAAGGATAAATACTATGTTTGTAATGACTGGACTTCTTTTGAAAATAAATCTAATTCAAGTAAAGTTTTGGAAATACACAAATTTTCTTTAGATTTTAATGATAGAAAAAATCATCCAGTTCAAATATATTATAATCCATTCAGAATAGTTGGTAATGCTGTTTATGGTATGCCTCTATATGGATATCAAACAGATATATTTGAGATAGCTTATGAAATACCAAAGTTTCATATAACAGGGTTAAAGAGAGGAGCCTTCGCTAACTTACACGTACATAACTCAAATGGAATAGGAACTGAGGAATTACAAAGACAATTTATAGAAGGATTTAACGACTTATATACAGGTACTCAGGGACCTAGGACATACTTTACTTTTGGACAAGATGAGCAACATAAAGTAGAATTAAACCCTATTGATTTAGGTATATCAGATCAAAAGTTTTTATCTTTATGGGAGAAAAACACAGAAGCGATATTTGAGTCTCACGGTGTAGATATGGAATTATTAACTGGTAAAAAAGATGGTGTTTCAATTGGTAGAGAGGATATTTTAGAAATAATTGAAAAAACACAAGTTAAGAATATCAATCAATTACAATTATTTTTAGAGGATATGTATAATGAAATCTATTCTATGAGTGGATTAAATTATGAATTTAAGATTAAAAAGTATGAAATTAATTTAAGAAAGGTTAAAACATCAACTCAAGATATAATGATGATATTATCCTCACAAGTACCAAATAATGTTAAATTAGAATTATTAAAAGATGCTGGAGTTCAAAACCCTGAGAGATTTATTAACGGGTTAAATGATACTAACTTACCTGTTGAGCAACCTGTTGAAAACCAACCACAAGAAATGAGCTCAAATATTAATACAACTTTAACTAATTTAAGTGGTAAGCAACAACAGAATATAGAAAGGATTACTAGAAAATATCTTAAAGGTACTTATACAAAATCACAGGCGGCTCTATTAATGACAAATGGATTTGGTTTAACATCAGAGGAAGCTATTAACTGGTTAGAAGACGCTGAGAAATCAGCATCATCTGAAAATGAATAAAAAATATAATATTATATGGAATTACATACTTTAATAACAGCTGAATATATGAAAAAATATAAATTAGCTGATTATAATATAGATACGAATAGGATATTACCAGTTATTATGGATTGCCAAAGGGCTTATATTAGACCATTATTAAATGGTTTATATCCAATTTTAGTGGAGGCTGTAGTTAATAATAATACAACACCAGCTCAAGAATTTATATTAAATGAATATATATCACCTTGTTTAGCCAACTATACTATGATGAAGTTAAGACCTGAATTAACACACCAATTAACAAATAAAGGATCACAGGTTAAAAGCGCTGAGTTTTCATCAGCATCATCAGATAAGTCTTTACAATGGCTAATGGATGAGGATCTTAAAATGGCTGAATTATATGCTCAAGATTTAATTAAGTTTTTATGTGAGAATAGATCTAATTATCCTGATTATACTTATTCAGAAAATCCAACAAGAAGCGGATTATATATTGGATCATCTTTAAATACAACACCATATATGTATGGTAGAAAGGGACTTTGGTATGGAAATCGTTAATTTTTTATTAGTTTTTTGGGTTATATTTACAATTATTAAAGATAAATTAGAGTGGTGGTTTATATTAAAAGGTATAGACTGGATACTATGTTTTTATTGTTTAGCCACTTGGAGCTACTTTTTATATTCACAATGTGATATTATTGAAGCCGCAAAGGTTGGTTTTATATCATATTGGTATATTAGGTTCCAAGAATATCTAAAGATAAAACTAAGAAAGTAATATATAATGAAAACTCTATTAACAATTATGTTAAGTTTGAAAACGATATGTAAGGGTCTTATCTTGACATTACTAGCATTTTTCGCACCTATACAAGGACTATTATTATCAGTAGGATTATTTATATTTTTTGATACAATAATGGCCTATTGGAGGACAAAAAAAACAAAAGAAGTTTTCACATCTAGAAAATTAAGAAAGGGATTATTAGGTAAGTTTATACCATATCAATCAGCAGTTATTTTATTCTATATAATGGACTTCTATATTCTTAATGAATTTACAACACATTTTATTTCTATACAATATCTATTAACAAAAGTGTTAGCATTAGTTCTAATATATACCGAATTAGTTAGTATAGATGAATCCTGGAATATTGTTAAAGGTAAAGGATTAGTTCAATCATTTAAAGATATGACTAAATTTGGTAGAGAACTAAAAGAAGATATAAAAGGAATACAAGATTAATATGCCAATACAAATAGGTAAAGATAAAAATGGATGCTTTATTAGATGGGGATCTAAAGGTGCTATC